CCCAACGATCCCCGATGCAGCAAGTGGCCGGGGTGCTCTACGGTGAGGAGATCGACCCAGAGGGACCACGGCGCGGCCCGGTCGATCCACAACGCACGGTTGCACAGCAGTTCATCGAGTTGGGACTGCCAGTACCGGCGCATCTGATGGAGGCGGTGCCATGATCCGCTCGCCGGAACTGCAGGCGGTCCACGACATGGACGCGATCGTCGTCCACGAGCAGGTGCAGCAGATCGTGGCCGAGCTACGCGCCATCGGTGAGGCCAAGAACGCCGCTGCCAGCCGCAGCTACCACCAGCCGCTGCGCGACGTGTCCATGTCCCGCGAGCAACTCAGCCGCGCCTACGCCCAGGCCAGCCGCAAGCCACCACAGGCCACCCCATGACCACCGCCCACGACCTCGCAGCATTCGCCGCGACCTGCGACGACTCCCTCGCCGCACTGCAATCCGTCGCAGACCACCGACGCGTCGAACTCCTCGCCAACCAAATCAACGCAACCCTCCAGCACGAAACCAACGCCGACGCCCTGCTCGCCATCATCGACAACCTCGCCCATTGGTTGCACAGCCAGCCGCCCGACCGGAAAGCCACCGGCAGCGCCGTCGTCCTCAGCCTCATCTGCCGCGAAATCCTCGACCTCGATGCTTGACGCCGCACGTCTCAGGGGGGTAGACGATTCGCAGCACGACAGCGCGGACAGCGTCGCCAGTCCTCGTATGCCGTGCGGACGCATTTGGGTCGTCGTCCAATCCCACCCAGGCGCAGAGCGCTGGGCCGCATCCAACCTCCTCCGCGCCGGTTACCCCGTCTACCTCCCGCTCTGTCTCGTCACCAAGCGCGATCCCGTCCTGCGCTCCATGACCCGCAAGGTCGAGGTGCCGTTGTTCGTCGGCTACCTGTTCACCGAGATGGACGCCGGCTCACCGTGGACCCCAATCCGATACAGCCGGGGCGTCCTGCGGGTGCTCATGAGCAACGGAAAACCCGGACACGTCGATGCAGGGCTTCTGGATGCCGTTAGGGCAGGAGAAGCCGCCCGCCGCACCGTCACGGCGCCCAACGCCTCCTACGCCGCTGGCGAGGCTGTGAGCCTCCGCACGGGGCCTCTGGCTGACCACCACGGGGTCATCGTCCGAACCACCGCCTCACACGCCGTCGTGGCCCTCATGCTGCTCGGCCGACTGGTCGAGGCCAGCGTCCGCCTCGATGCACTCTGTCGACCCGGCTCATAGCCTCAGAGGAGGCGCGCCATGGATATCGGGTTTATCTTCTGGTTGCTGATGCTGCTCGCCATCGTCTTCCACCTCGGCGGCTACTGGGGGCCATACGCCGGTAACCCTAACGTCCCACGCTTCAACGGCATCTGGCTTTTCGTCCTCCTGTTCGTTCTCGGCTGGCGCGTTTTTGGCTTCATCATCCGAGGCTGATCATGTCGCCACTCCTGCTCGTCATCATCGTCGTTCTCATCCTTGGCCTGGGTGGTGGTATCTACGGCTATCGCGGTGGATACGCCGGCCCATACTACGGCGGCGGCATCGGCCTCGTCGGCGTGATCCTCGTTGTGCTCGTGATCCTGCTCGTCATGGGACGACTGTGAGCGCGTGGCCGACCATCCACCGCCCCACGTCAACGGCAATGGCAACACAACCATCGTCGCCGCCGGACTCAAGCTCGGCCATGGCGTAGTCAACGCACTGTCGCCCAATTTCCTCGCCCTGATCCTCATAAACGTGCTATTTCTGGGATCGCTGTACTGGTTCGTGGACGCTCGCGCACGACATACCGCAGAACTGGTCGAGAAACTGCTGAGTGCCTGCCTGCAGAATAACGGGTGAGCGTTACCTTGAGCGGACGGCCGTCACTTTTCACCGATGATCTGGCCGAGACAATCTGCGATCTACTCGTCGATGGCCTCAGCATGGTGCAGATCTGTGCGCGAAATGACATGCCAAACCGCCGCACGGTTCTGCGGTGGATCGAACGCGATGATGATTTCGCCACAAGGTGCGCGCGTGCAAGATCGCTGCAAGCCGACCTGATGGATCATCTAATCCAGGCCACAGCCGATCAATGTACGCCAGAAACCGCCAATGCCGACCGAGTCAAAATCAGTGCTTACCAGTGGCGCGCGGCCAAGCTGATGCCGAAGGTCTATGGCGAGCGACTGGATATCAATGCTGACTTGCGAACCTCGGTCGTCACTGCTGAACCGTTGAGCGAAGATGAGTGGAACCAGCAGCACGCCGCCGGAAGTGGTGTGGCGCCCGCAAAGAGGCCCGCAACATAGCCTCATCACATGCCCCTATCCCGAGATCCTGTTCGGTGGGGCGCGCGGTGGGGGCAAGACAGATGGTGTCCTCGGCAAGTTTGCGCTCAAGGAAATGCGCTATGGCCGTGGCTTCAATGCTGTGTTCTTTCGGCGTGAAATGCCGCAGGCCGACGACCTGATAGAGCGGGCTAAAGAAATCTATGTGCCGACCGGCGCCGAGTGGCGCGAACAGAGCAAACAATTCCTGATGCCGCACGGTGGCCGGATCAGGTTCCGCCCGCTCTACAACGTGGCCGATGCGCAGAAGTATCAGGGGCAGAACCTGAGCGACGCCGCCGTCGAAGAGGCCGGGAACTATCCGCTGCCCGGTCCGATCGACATGCTGTTCGGTGCGTTGCGATCAAAAGCCGGCGTGCCGATCCAGATGATACTCACGGCCAATCCAGGCGGAAGCGGCCAGCAGTGGATCAAGATGCGCTATATCGATCCGTCCCCGTTGGGTATGTTGCCCATTCAGCGCGCGCGACCGGATGGAACGCCGTTGAAGCACCGGGCCATCTTCATTCCATCACGGCTGCAGGATAACCGGCTGCTGTTGCTGTCCGACCCGGATTATGAGGACCGGCTGCATCTGTCTGGATCGGCAGAGTTGGTGCGGGCATGGTTGCTTGGGGACTGGAATGTTGTCGCTGGTGCGTTCTTTCCGGAGTTCAGATTCGATCGTCATGTGGTGCAGCCATTCACGCTACCGACACACTGGGCGCGGTTCCGCTCGTTCGACTGGGGATCAGCTCATCCATTTAGCGTTGGGTGGTGGGCCGTCAGTGATGGCAGCATTCCTGGTATCGCTCGTGGGTGTTTGATCCGGTATCGCGAGTGGTATGGGATGCAGCCGAACCAACCGAACGTCGGGTTGCGCATGACGGCTGAGGACATCGCCAAGGGTATCAAGGCGAGAGAGGCCGACGACCCAGGCGTGATGACGGGAGTGGCTGACCCTGCGATGTTCGCGGAGGACGGTGGACCATCGATTGCACATCGTATGATGGGCGAGGGCGTGATCTTTCGACCGGCTGACAACAAGCGGGTACCGCAGCGCGGTGCCATGGGCGGGTGGGATCAAGTGCGTGCCAGGTTGCATGGCGATGGTGACGGCAACCCGATGCTGCTGATGTTCTCGACGTGCCGCGATCTGATACGGACGTTGCCAGCGATGCAGCACGACACACTGCGGCCAGAGGATCTGGACACCGAGGGCGAGGATCATGCGGTCGATGAGGCTCGCTATGCCTGCATGTCGAGGGCGTTCGTGCGTGACATAGCAGTGCAGAAGCCGGCGGATACGTGGACGCGGGCGTTCGAGCGCGCGGGCCGGCAGTCCGAGGCAGAAGCCTGGCGCGTAGCATGAAACCGGACGCCAATCTCGGAGATGTGTTGGATCGCATCGTGGGATTTCTCGGCTCAGTCGAGCCGTCGATACGTGATAAAATCTCAGCCGCCATGCACGAGGCCAAGTTCGAGGTCGTGCTGACAGTTGCCCAGACAGGTCGGCCCATCGAGGAACAGGCCGGCGCCACGATCGTGATGACATTACCAACGAAGGATGCCATCCCGCTGGCACTGATGCCGGTGTTGAGGATCGTCGGGTGGCCGCATATGCCGCCGTCCAGCATCACGCCGCTAGCCTGGGATCGCATGCGGGCATTCTGGGCGTTCGGCAATGCGCCTGTGCGGGGTGAGTTGGCCGTACAGTCTGACGTGGCGTGACGTGGCGCTGTTCGGTGGACCCAACGGGCTGATGCGTCCCGGCATTGCCGCAGCCGAGCCGCAGAACGAGCTGGCGCCGCGCCCGACTGCGGCCGATGCGTACGACGCCAACGCGCAGGCGGTTGAGCGGTGGCTGACGGAGCAGCAGCAGATCAGCGCCGACCGTGGGCTGTGGCAGGGCGGCAGCGTGCTGGAGGGTGGCGGCCCGACAGGTGCCGGGTGGGTGGACGCCGCAGGGCAGTACACCAACGCGCTGATGATGGGCACCACGGCGCCTGGTGCGCGAGGCGCGATGGACAACCCCGCATTCGCCAAGTGGTTCGGCAAGTCGCATGTGGTGGACGAGGCGGGTAAGCCGCTGACGCTGTATCATCAGACCGCATCAGAGAATATGCCGTCGATTTACGAACGTGGCTTCACGACTGATCCGTCAGTGGCCCGTGCGCGCCTATCGGACGACCAGGTGCCCAACGGTATATTCTTCAAACCGGACGAACGAAACATCGGCGTAGGGTCGCACGATCCGGACAAGATAACGCAAGTTCCGGTTCATCTCGCCATTCAAAAGCCGCTGGTTGTGAATGACCGGGAAGCACTGGCGGCATTCGTGGCAAAGGCTAACCCTGAATATGCGAAGCATGCCGCCGAGGCGAATGCGATAGACGCAGGCTACAACAGACAATTCGAGACCTTGTGGAAAGGGTGGGATGATATCCCGAGCCGACGTGGAGAGTCGTCGCCGGAGGTCGTGGCACATCAGAAGAAGATGGACGATCTGTTGGCTGAATGGCAGCAGGCGAACGTAGATAAGGCGACGACCATGCGCGGGCTTGTCGATAACGTATTGCGTGAACATGGCTATGACGGTGTCGTTATTCACAACGACGCCGGCAGCATGGGGCGCAAGACTAAGACATATATCGCACTCGATCCCACGCAGGTTAAGTCGGCGACGATCAATCGCGGCACGTACGATCCGCGTGATCCGCGCATTACCTATGGTGTGGGTGGCCTGATGCTCGGCGGTGGTGCAGCAGCAGGCGCACAGGGAAGCGGAGAATGACCGACCAACCCATGAGCGGTGCGCAGTTCCGCCGCCACGTCGGCCTCGATCCGGAGCGGTGGGCCGAGCAGTTCCTGGCCGCCTACGCGCAGGCCGACGCCGTCCGCACCGATGCGTGCCGCAGGGCGTTTGTGGCGCGGTGGTTCGCGGATGCCATGGACGCTGCGGCGAAGGCTGGCGCGATGGGCCAAGTCGAGCAGGATCTGGCGCGGGTGCGGGCTACCTAGGAGCCGACGGGTGCGCCCGCCGCTTAATTACGAGCCGTCGCTGGAGGTGCCGCCTCGTTCCGCACCGCCGGCACCGCCGCCAGCGCCGAGGCCGCCACGGCCGCCCTGGTGGCTGCGGGTGGGCGCCTGGGTGCGCCGGGTGATGGGAGGGTGATCGTATGGCCAAACCGGTGAAGGAACCGGAAAGGAACGAGGCGGGCGAGACGCTGGAGGACGTGGTGACGCGTCTGTGGATCGAGGTGGCGAAGGGCATGATGGATCGCGCCCCGCCGGCTGACGGGCGCCGCTTGGGCGATACGTTGGTGATCCGGCTACCTACGCGCGATAAGCGCGGTTATCGCGCGTAATGGAATTTACCGTAGATCGCACCGTCTGCCGCACCCTATGGCACAAGCCGAGCCTCGGTTATCGGCGCGAAATGGGCAGCAACGCAGCCAGCACCGCAGGCCAAACCAGTTGCTCCACCTCACGGCGCGTCTCCCTGTGTGTGCTGCAGCAGCTTCCGCGCTAGATCGCACAGCACCTTGGTGGTGGCATCTTCTTCGTCGGTCAGCATCACCCATTCGTTCCTGTCATGGCCGGTCCATTGACCGCCGCGATGAAACAACAGGACAGCCCTGCCTAGACGGGTCAGCGCCGCCTCCAGCTCTTCAATGCGGTCGTCGCCCCCGCAGGCGGCAGGGGTCAGACAGTATCTCATCGCATCTCCTCCAGCTTGCGTTGCAGCGCGGTCAGGGCGCGCCGTGGCGCGGGTGGCAGGACGTCGGGGCGCAGGTGCCGTACGAACGCTACGGCTTGTTGTGCCAGTGCAGCACGCTCCCGCTCCCGCTCGCGCCAGCGCTGCTGCCGTTCCAAGACGGTCATGGGCCGATCGCCGATCAGGGGTGTGGGCATCAGGATCATCCCATCCGGTGCCGAGTACCGTTCGGCTCTATCCAATACAGGGTTTCACCACGCCCACTGCAGACCTCTTGCCAATCAGGCTGCCAGCCGGCGGGTTTGTCGCTTATGACTTCCAGACGTGGACTGACTGGAGTTCCACACCAGGGGCAGAATGTGATCGGTGGAAATCCGAAGCTGATGTAGTGGTCGCCGCCGTTCTCGCAGATCAACCGTCCATATCCTTCATCATCTGTTCTTGGTTCATGGGCTTGGGCGAAAGACGGACAGCATATCTTCACGATGTCTCTCCCTGTGGGGCGGGTGCTGGTATCGCAGTGCATCGGTGTGTTCCTTGAGTGTGGGTGTGGGGTTAGGCGGCGGCTTATGCCGCCTCCCTCACTTGGGCGAAGGTCCAGATGCGGTGGCATCCGTTGTCGTTGACGGCGTAGCCGCGCTCGGCGTTGGCCCAAGGCATGGCCGAAGCCATGTCGGGGATCGCGACCGGCCCGAGGACCGTGATGCCCTTGCGGGCGAGGAGGCGGAGGGTAGCGGCGGAGAAGTCACGCATCGGAGGATGCTCCTTTGGGGCGGGATTGCCCGTTTCGATGACCAGAACATACCAAGCGTTACGCGACGCGTCAAGCGTTATTTAACGCATCGTGCTGATTATTCTGCGCGGTTGCATCGCCCATTCCGAGAGCCTACCGCCGGTTAATCCGGGGTATCGGAACGGGTAAAATCCGGCACGCCGCGCAGTTATCGCTGCGGCACAGGCACAACGCCACATTCGCTGCCAGTTATGTAGGCTGGCGCTGACAAATAGGACACCGACAACCCGATGATTCGTCTGCTGCCAGGCGACTGCCGCGAGGTGCTGGCCACGCTACCGGCCGACAGCGTGCATTGCGTCGTTACGAGTCCGCCATATTTTGGGCTTAGGGATTATCAGACTGCGCGATGGGATGGCGGGGATGCGGCGTGCGATCACCGGCATGGTCCGCTGGTGTCACCCAAGAGCACATTGCGGCTCGATGGGCGCGATCATCTCGGGCCGTATGCCGGCGAGAAAGCGGTTGTGGCTGGGATGCCGTTCCGCGACGCCTGCGGCAAGTGCGGCGCCACGCGCGTGGACCGCCAGATCGGCCTGGAGGCGTCACCGGATTTGTACCTGGCCGAGATGGTGCGCGTGTTCCGCGAGGTGAAAAGGGTTCTCAGACCCGATGGGACGTGCTGGGTCAATATGGGGGACAGTTACGTATCCAGTGCGACCGGCAGTCTAGGCAATGTAGACATAACGGCCAAGCGACGCGCCGCTGGAGGGACGGCGGTTTACCAGACTGGGCTTGGAGCGATTGAGCGTCCGAGCAAGTTAGGAGCAGGCAAGCCCAAAGACCTCCTGATGATGCCGGCGCGGCTGGCGCTGGCCCTCCAGGCGGACGGGTGGTGGCTGCGGAGCGACATCATTTGGCACAAGCCTAACCCGATGCCAGAGAGCGTCACCGATAGGCCCACGAGCGCACATGAGCACGTCTTCCTGCTCGCGAAGTCGGCGCGGTATTTCTACGATGCAGATGCGGTGCGGGAGGCATCTGAGTATGGGGAAGACCGTGCGACATACATCGGTGGCACAGCCAGGCTGAGACAATCCAATGTGGTTTCTGGTGGGTTGATACCCTCAGATAAGGGCATGGTGCGGCCAGAGATAACGTCGCGTTCGTGCCGCAACGTCTGGACGATCGCCACGGCGCCGCTTAGTAGTGCCTTTTCCGGTGGCAGCTATCGCATAGCGTCACGAGATTGCGCAGCCCATGATCGTCAGGCTGATCTGGCGCACGTTCTCGAATGTGATGCACGACGAGGCGTTTTTCAGTTTGGCCGCAATCCCGGCAAGCGTAGCCGTCCCGCTGAATTGCCCGAAGGCGCTGTCGTTTCCATACCTGTAGATCGGTCCGCGTTTCCCGCTGGTGTGACTTCTGCCATAGGCCATAGCAGTCAAACCCACAGAACGCCCGCTCTGTCAGAGCGAGATGTGATTTTCGCCGATATACCAAGCGGCCACACTGAGTGCAGGGTACTTCTCGACCATTCGTTCGCCATGTCCGCCCGCACGCCCGCGAGCAATACTTCGCCGGGTGCTTCGCCTGATGCGCCGCTGAGTTGTCAATCGGTTGAAAGGTCCGACCGCATCGTAGGCATTGCAACATATGAGCCGCGTCCTGCTGGTTGCTCCTGTTACTATGCCGGGACGGTGCATCAGAGACAAGATCACTTTGCGTCGTTCCCGCCTGCGCTGGCCGAGCGGTGCATCCGTGCGGGCACCAGCGAGCGCGGCTGCTGCGCCGCCTGCGGGGCGCCGTGGGGACGGGTGGTGGAGCGAGTCAAGCGGCCCAGAGGCGACGCATTCGGCGTCAAGGACATTGGCAAATACGATCATGGGCAAGCTGGCACGCCCTACATGGAGACGGTGTCGAGCACCACCACCGGATGGGCGCCATCCTGCGCCTGCGCTTTGTTGCGTTGTGTCTCGTGCTTGCAAGTGTTAGAGACACGTAATGCAAGCACAAAACACACCATGTCAAACGTGCGGCAAGCCGGTGGTTCCACAGGCAAGCACGCGACCGAGGAAGTATTGCGACTGGCGCTGTTACAAGGTGTCGATGCAGCCGAGAACCGGGAAGCTGATAGAAACAAGACAATGCGCGACGTGCGGGGTGACGTTCAGACCCTGGACGAAACAGAGCAAGTTTTGCAGCCGTGTTTGCCATGGGAACCGGGAGAAGAAGCTGAAGCCGATCCCGTGCCTGCAATGCGGGACGGTGTTCACGCCTCGCAGTTATCGGCAGAAACGATGCTCGAAGCTGTGCGCGGCCCAATGGGGCGCGACCAATCGGGCATCAACGAAGGGGTGGACCCTGACCAGCACGGGTTACAAGCTGATCTTGAAGAAGGACCACCCGAACGCGAGCAAATACGGCTACGTCCAGGAACATCGGCTGGTGATGGAGAAGAAGCTAAGCCGGTTCCTGACATCCGCCGAGGTGGTGCATCACAAGAACGGCGATCGGCTAGACAACAGGATCAGCAACCTGGAACTGATGGAAAAGCGCCAACACGACGGGCATCGAAAGCCGACGTATCATGTGACGTGCCCGCATTGTCAGGCGGTGTTTCCGATGCGCGGCAATGCCCACACTGTGGATCACATGCGGAGTGGACAACTCCCGATATCATTCCGGCAACCGTCTTAGATTGTTTCGCCGGCGCTGGCACCACGCTGCTGGTCGCTGACCGGCTGCAACGCGATGCGATCGGCATAGAGCTGAACCCCGCGTACACCGAGATGGCCATGGCGCGCTGCCGGGACGACGCGCCGCTGTTCGCTGAACCCTCGCCGCCACCGGCAGAAGACCCGGAAGATGCCCGCATGGCCGACCTGTTTGCCGAGCCGCTCGCTGCTGACTGACTGACGGCCGAGACCCCGCCAGGGTGAGGCCAGACGGCGGCCACTCCGCAGTGCGCTGGCTACCGGCGAACGGCCTGCGGAGCGGACTGCCACAACACCATCATCACGAGGACATCCCACATGCGCGCATTACTGCTCGCCACCGCACTCGTTGCCCTGCCTGCCATAGCCCACGCCGCCACCATCATCACCTTCGGCCAGACCAGCGGCGCCAACACCGTGACCGGCACAGCCGACGCCACCGGCACGCACCTGGCGGCTACCGATGTCGCCGTCACTATTACCCAGATCGACGGCATCGTCGCTGTGCCGGCCGGCGCGTTCCTCGACCTCGTGGCCGATAGCACGAGCGGTGCCACAGCACCTCCCGGCATCGCCATCATCCAGCACTTTCGCGGTGCCTTCAGCATCAACAGCGCCGCCGATGGCTCGGGTACGGACTATCTGAGCGGCGCGTTCTTCGACGGCACGTTCGGCATCCGTGGTGGGTCCGGGTTGGTGCTGACATCGGACGGCGTGTTCACCTCCGACGTGATCACCGATCTGTCCGCACCGCGCGACTTCAGCCTGTCGTTCACCAACGTGTTGCCGCCGGTCGCCACCGTCACAACGCAGGCGGCCAACAGTGGCGATTGTGCGCCGTTCTTCGCGGTTGGCTGCAACGACACGGGCCAGACGTTCGCCTCGTTCACCGGCTCGGTCAGCGGCAACGCTAGCGCCAACGTGCCGGAACCCGCATCCCTGGCGCTGCTCGGCCTCGGTGTGCTGGGCCTCGCCGCCGTGCGCCGCCGCACATAGTCCCGAGCCGGCGTCGGTTTCCTCCCGACGTGTAACCCGTGTGTAGCCACCGAGCACGTCGGTTCGGATCGGTGGCACTTAACCCGGAACAGCCATGTCCGATCTAGCGATCATCCCACCCCTCGATCCGCAGAACGAGCCAACCGCTGTCACGGCTGACGCGCTGGGCGTGTCGGACTATCCGCGCGACATCGATGAACTGCACAGCGAACTGGTGCGGTGGTTCGAGGAAAGCGAAATGGCGCGGCAGGACGAGATCCAGCTTGCCGAGCGCGACCGCGACTATGTCG